AAGAACTAACTATACTGAGAACACCACCCTCAGCACTATTAGTACCAGTAATAAATGGTGGATTGAATAAACCTTGACCACTTGGTGTTTCAAAAGATGATGATGGAAATAAATTTGTATCAACTTTTTGTTTAGTTAACATTACTGAATAATATTCACCATCGAAAACTGGTAGTAATGATGAACTAATTTCTTTTTGACCAGTTGAACCAGATAATATAAAAGCTACAGTTCCTTTGTTATCATTTGAATTATTATTTTTTAATTTAATAGCCCAATCTGTATCTTTTTGTACAAGAACTTGGTCTGAACCAGATACTGAACGAAATCTAAGTTCTACAGTTTCTGGTTTCCTAGTAGTTACTGAATCATTTTCCCAAGATGTTTCGACATATTGTCCAGCTCTAAATCCTAAAGCTTTTGTAAATTTTCTTGATATCTCAAATTGAGGTTTCTTTTCAGTTTCCATTCCACCATATTCTTTAACCCTTAAAATAGAACTTGGTATACCATAACAATTAATAATAGCTTTTAAAGAACCTAATGTACCTTTTGATTTAAGTATATAAGGCATACTTGATATTAATCTTTTCGTAATTTCTTTTGATATATCAGCTTCAACTGGTGAATCAAGTGAACCAGACGTATACAATGAATATGTTGTACCACTTAATTTTTGTCCAAAAGCAAACCTACTTAAATCAACTAAATCTTTTCCATCATTAATACTCCACCCTAATGAACTTGCTAAATTAAATAATAAATCTTTAGAAAATCCTTCACTTAAATCATTTTGTCTATCAGTTATATCAGATATTGATTTAGTATACAACCATAATTCATCAAACTGTTGACCAACCATATCTAAAAAATCTAAAAAGTATTTGTTTTCACTATTATCCTTGATATGTTCTGGTAATAAATTAACCAATCTATTTGGATTACTAGTATCATAAAATGAGGCTGAATATATTTGACCAGTTTTTGAATTAACTGAACCATACCAATTTGTAAATAAGGAATTAGAAGAACTTACTGGTACATAAGGGTCAGCGTAAGTACCACTACCTGTTTTAGGGACAGAAGCGTCTTTAAATTGTCCTAGTGAACTAGAAACATAAGAAGAACTAACATTGTAGAGATAACTTTCATAACCATCAAAATTATTTTTAGTTCTTCTAATTAAATTATCAAATCTCTGTGTATCCTTTTCTGAACCAGTTACACCAACTAAAGATGAACTTTGTTGTGTGTAACCTTCGATTTGTTGAAGTTTATATTTAAAGTTTTTTAATCTTTTTTCAGCTGAACTAAAATTAACAAAGTTTTCAAAGTTAGAATAGTCAACATTTAATTCAACTGGTTTATCACTACCACTTAAAAACTTATCTACAATTTTTTCTTGTAATTTAGTATCGGTTGTGATTAGTTCATTATAGTTTTGAAATTCTGTTTTTCTTAAACTTACTGGTAAATCTTTTTGTGGTGATTCTATTGGTCTTAATACTGTTAATTCTTCTTCCTCTTGTTCGTATGGTATTAACTCAACTTCCTCAGTTAATTGTGGTAGTATTTCCCTAACAACATATGCGTTTTCTTTTTCTTGTATAACGGAATCCAATGGTTCATATAATTTATATACAACAGCTCCATCGAACGTACTACTATCTCCCTTTGTATTGGTAATTAATTTCATATTGTCATCACCAAAATGTAAGAAAGTAGCTAAGTCCCTTTTATCATTTACTCTCTGACCGACAGCTATATCTGAGAATTTGTTAATTGGACTTTTAAATGTATCTACTGGTCTTACTTTTTCTATGTAATCATTGACAGAATCAGATAGGGTGATTTGTTTTCCATTTATAGATTCAATTTTACTAACAAATGGAATCGTATTTGGTATAGAGTCTTCTGGTTTAGATGTTTGGTTATAAGAAAAATTAATTTCTTGGGTGGTAATGACTGCTCCAGTAGTAGTTTCCTCTATACCATCAAGTGGGTCTTCCGCTTGGTTTACTTCATATGCAGTTAGTGTATAAACACCAGAATCAGCTGGACTGTTTGAAATACCATCTAATTTATTTGCTATAAAATTATTAGATGTAAGAGTTATTGATTTTTTATTTGGTGTCGTTAATTCATATATTACATCAGATGGTATATCTGAATTACCAGTTGCTATAAGTTTGTAATTGATACTTTCATTTAAAAAAGCTTCTATTACACTCTCATTTTGTGTCCCACCTGTTATTTCAAATTTTATCATCTACTTGTCTCTAATATTAATGGTAAAAATATTGTACTCTTTAAATCACCACTAACCGCCCCTGCTATATTATTACCAAGTTTAGTTTCAATAGTTAATTGAACACTTATTCGTAAGTCATTAGTACTTAAATTAACATTTATTTCACTACCAGAAGTTGAAGTGTCTTCGTGTTTTAAACCACCACTCTCCTCAATAAAAACCTCTTGACTAGTTACTCTCTTTGTCCAAACAACTTTGTTATCACTACCTCTTTTCTTACCCATATCAAATCCACTAAGTTTCCAATTATACTTTACGGGTTGAGTTGTTGGTTTTGTTGATATACTTTTTAAAGTAACCACAGCACCTGGTGAGAATTGCATAATCTGACTCTCACGTCCTTTTTTACCAGGTTCTTTTTCAAAATCATTTCTTGTTCGTTCTATCTCATCGTCAGATTGTAAAGAACTAAATTGACTAAATAAATTTAATATATTTTGTGGTGAACCTTTTAGTGGTTGTGAATCATAATCACTAACTCTAAATTTAGCTTGTATTGTTTCTCCAATAACCTCTTCTAAATCAGCACCTTGTTCACCAATTGAGGACACATTTTTATAACTTTCAACAAAATAATCTTTTATGTAAAATATACTACCAACATAAGATTGTGGTAAGACATCTTCTGATATTAGTACTTTATCATTTTCAGATTTATTTAAAAATTCTACAGTATTGTCCAAATTTTTTACAATACGTTGCTTACTAGTTCTAACTAAGTTTTGTTTATATGTAGAATCATTGATATTTTGTGGTATTAATCTAACTTCGGTTCTTGATGGTGATATCTCATGGACGATATATTTGTTTTCTTTTAAAAAAAGTTTTTTTTGTGTGGACACATCATGTGACTCGCCATCCATAATTGTTCCGTCATCCATAACATGATAACTATCATTCCAAATTTTGTTTTCTTCATCAACTAAAACAGTTTCATATGAACCAGCTAATTTTCTTAAAAAATTATATCTAACTACAAATCTACCTCTATCATAACCTAATTTTCTTAGAATATTACCAGTCTTTAAATTAACACCCATATTGTTAATGATATAATCATCTGGGTTTACAATGGATGTTTCAATTAAATTATTATCTGCATCATAAATTAAAGCTTCAACGTAATCGTTTTTATTAGTTCCAAACAAACCACCAATGTATCTATACTCTGAATTGTTTAGATTTATTCTTTTATTTGTAGATAGAATTTGTTTATCTGCTAAGCTTAAATCACTTCTCATTCTACTTCCTCACCATCTGGTATATTAGCTAATTCATTAACTGGAACTGTTTTAACAGAATCAGTATCATACTCTATGTAAAACAAACCTAAATCGTTAAATATTCTTTTTTGATTGTTGTCTATTAAATAAATTCTCTTATCATCAAAATCATCATTGGTAACCACATCACCATCAAATATCCCGTCTGGTAAAGTTTCTGCGAATCTTGATGTAGAAAGTTCTGATATGTTACGGTCTACGGTCTTCTCTAATAAATCTGTTTGTATATATTCTGGATAAGATTCAGATTGTTTAGAATAGATACGTTGAATATCATCTCTGTCTATAACATTATTAAAAACAGAATTTTGTATTTCCCAATCAGTATCTTCTATACCACTTGTAGTTTGTACATCTTCAAATGAATATAAAATTCCGTTACGACGAAATCCATCTTTTTTAAGCTCTAAAACTCTACTAACATATCTATCTCGTAAGTCATCGACATATTCTTGATAGAACTTTACAGTTTTTAATTGTTCTTTTGAGTAAGGCATTACTTAGTTACCTTAAATGTAAATCCTTCATCAAAGTATTGTCGTGTTTCGTCTACAGTTCCACTACCACTAACAACTTTAAAACATAATCTATAATAACGTTCAGCTTGATAACCATCTAACCACAAGTTAAAATAATTACCTGTAGAATCACAACTTACTTTTGAACCAGTTCCGTATGGTACAATTACATCTTCAGTTTCTGCATCTTTAATTGAATAATAAGTGCTTCCACTTGGTAAATATTTTACGGTTAAATTAGCTGGTGTAGTAGAGTAAGTTCTTTCAGGAAATCTAGCTCTACCAACTAGTCTAAATCTAGCTTTAGATTTTTCGTTATACTCAGGTCTCAAACCTTTCATGTAAATTACAGAGTCTTCTAATTCAGTTCTGCTTAAAGCGTCTAGAGAACCAGTGTTCCACTTTGAATCGTCCCAAACTACTTCTAGTGTTGGTGGGTACTTTGTATGTGTGTCTGAAGAGAAGAATGAAAAATTACCAAACTTAGTAGTGCTACCCTCATCAAGATTTGTATCGGTATTACCAACACTACCACTTCTTTTTACAATGAAACCCTCATTTGGAACTGTACTTGTTAACCACTTATCTACAATATGAGTAACGTTCATTCTCATATCTCGTGTTTTGTGTCCGAATGAATGTGACGCTTCATAACCACTACCTGTAAACCATGTACCACCTGAAGCACTTACAGACGACCACAACTTACCATCTATTTTACCATTCTTAAAATTCCAACTACAACCCTCAGTAGTTATTGGATTATCATAAGACCTACCATCACCCATTGTCCAAGATTGACTAACTGGATAAGCATATAAACTTTGTGATGTTGCTAACTCAGTCGGTTTAGCGTCAAACAAATTAAGATAATATTTAGGATTTGTAATTAAACCACTTGAAACTGACTGTGATATGTAAGTTAAATCAAATCTTATTAGAATACGAGAAACATCGACTGAAGTACCAGTATCACTAACATCTTTTCTAACCTCTAATATTTCATCTAACCCAGCGTTTAAACTTGAAGAAGCTTCATATAGGGTAGAATCTTTTTCTGCAAACTCAAAATAATGCATTTATTAATCTCCACTTGCTAAATTATCACCAACAACTTTACCTTGTATGTCTAAGTTTGGAAACTTTACTTCAAATATACTTGGGTCAAGAGCCGTGTAAATTATACCATCTATAGTACTTGAATTTATATCATATAAATTACCAGAATAACCGTTTAATGTTGAGTGTTTATTTTCAATTAAAATTGGTAAGTTTTTAGGATTATCTTTTTCTGGTGGTACAATACTAGCTACACCATCTATTAATGATAACTCATACGCTATATCAGCTAAAATAATTGGTTGTCCTATCTGCCATCTGTCAGTATCAAAGAAATCTTTAACAGCAGATACACATTTTAATAGAACATCATTTTTATTAAATCCGATTTTAGTTAATATCGAAAATCTAACTCCTATATTAATAATAAAGGCATCTTTTATATTAACAGCATCAGTTACTAATCTAAATTGTGATAAATAAGTTTTTAAATTTTCTTTTACAGTATTGGTTAATGGACTTAATTGTTTTAACGAGTTATATCCTAAAGTGTACATATTTAACGGATTATCAACTCTTTCATTATCTAAATTTAATTGTTCATCTTGTGTTAAATGAACTTTAGAAATATTACCATATCTTGGTGGTAAAGAATATGCTCTAACAATGTAATCTTCTTTAGTAACAGCTCTACTTTGTGCTTGATAATACGCTAAAGCACTTTCACGAACTTCTCTAATGGTTTGACCTGAACTTCCACCACTTGATGGTTTTGGGTTTGTAAAAGATACTGAATCTTTTGATTCTTGTACTAATGAAGTTGATAAGTTCGTATCTTGGATTTCGTATGATATTGAACCAATATTAGTTATGTCACCAGAAGAAACATTTTCTTCAACACCACCACCATAAGAATATGTAAAAGTTAAAGTAGTATTGGATGGAGCTTCTCCAAACGCTTTTGTTTTTAAAAAATTACTTGGGTCAAAAGCCGCACCTAATTTACTTGGACTACCAGGTAAATTAGAACCAACATTATCTGGATTAGGTATGAGTTCTTCATCTGGTGTATCTGAAACTCCAGCTCCAAATCTAATTAACGTTTCATCGTTTTGATTAATAAAAGTAGTAAATCTTCTAGATGTCTTTTTTAGTTTTAGTAAGTATGGTGATACATTTCTATCTACCACTAAACTTGGTGAGTTGTCTACGTTATTTTCAATATCCTCAAAAATAGTGTCTCTAGCTAAAGAGTCAACTTCATACCAACTATTACCATCATTATCAACACAAGAAATTATTTCTATAATGTCTTTTTGTGGTAATTTAATTTGTTTATATTTTTCAGCATTAGCAAATGTAAAACTTTTAGTTGTGACTGTACCACTTTGAGCTTTAACTCTTTTCTTTAAAAGATATTTAGTTACAGCACCACTATCAGTTTCAAATATCTCTACATCTCTTGGGTCGTAAGAACTTGAGAATTTGAAGTTCACATCTTCGAGTGTTCTAAAAGTTGTCCCATTACTACCAGCTGTAATTTGTGTTCCAGACTTTACCGTCAAAGCATATCTGTAATCTGGTTTGTCATTCAACGCTGGTACTGTTTGAAATACATCAAGAATAGTTGATGATGGTGTCGTTGTTTTTGGTTTATATCCAAAAGACTGAGCTATGTTGTATACATTTCTTTTTTCTTCAGCGTAAGCTAAAAGAGATTCTCTAAATTGTGAATCTATGTAGTAAGATAACACATCACCAACATATGCCGCCATTTCAATGAACATCATACCTGGTGAAGATTCATTAAAGTCGTTATATGTATTTGGAAAATATTGTTTAGCAAATTCTATTAAGTTATCTCTAAAGTCACTAAAATCTTTATTAAGATAGTTTACTTTTTTAACAACATTCTTTTTTACACTTGTTCTTGCCATTTTATTTCCTAACTAACCGTTTCAAAATAAGTCGTATCTATTACAACTTCTTGTTCAGTTCTTCTGTTAAGAGTTGTAGAATATTTTACCTTAACATATATTTGATTTTTATCAGTATCATTAGTTAGTGTTTCTACTGAACTAATATTGATATATGGTAACCATCTACTAACTGCTCTACGAACTTCCTCTTCTATTTTATTAGGTAAGTTTTCATCTATTTGTTCAAAAATTAATTCTCGTAATCTACTACCAAATTCTGGTTGATAAACTCTCTCCCCAGTATTTGTCAATAATAAATTAGTAATATTAAACTTTGATTGTTCTAAAGATGTTTTAGTCATATCAAAATCTAAGTTACTAGAATTTTTGATAGGTAACTTTAAACCTATGTAAGTGTTTGGATTTAAATCAGTCTCTAACGCTGACATTACTTACCTTTCTTATTCATCGCTTTCATCAAGTCACTATAATCACGAGTTAGTGCATTAGTAACAGACTCAGGAACTTGACTTGAATTAACACCAGCTTTTTTGAAAGTGTCTACGGCTACCATATCTCTTTTCACATCATCTGGTTGACCATATCCCATTAATTCTGCCATCCTTGAAGTATCAAAAGTTCCACCACCGAGTGTTGGATATTCATCTGTTTTTTTAACTGATTTAGTTAGTCCAACTGTCTCGTTTAGTACATCATTTAATGATTTGTTTTTAGTGTATGTAACTTTTTCTTCTTGAGGTTCAATAACTGGTTTAGATACTTGTTCTTCTATAAATATCTTTTTTACTTCTTTTTGAACTTCTCTTTTGACGACTTCTTGTATTATTTTTACAAGTGCTTTTTTAGTCATTATTAACTCCTATTTGTTGTAATCTGTCTAAAGATGGTTTTTCTGGTATTCTAAAATTTGTTTTTGGTGGTTGTGGTATTTCAGGTAATTTAGGCCTTTCTGGTATTTTAAAGTTAGGGTCAGCTGTCATTACTTCAAAATTTAAAAATTCTAATTTTAAAATTGAATCCTTTACGGTTTTGACATCATTAACTAATTTCCTAGCATCATTAGCTATTTTTGGTAACGCTGATGGCCCTGCACTAATTGAAACCAATATATTATTTATACCTGTAAGTATACCAAGTATACTTGTTTGAAATTCTAAAAGTTTTTGTCCATTTACCGTAGGTAACATTGGTGCTCTTGGGTCACCCATTTTAACTGTTTGTTTTTCACCAGGATTTAAAATAATACCCTTACCAGCTTTTAATTCAATATCTTTTTTTTCTGAACTACTTATTCTAACTTTTTCTCTTCCATTAATAAGTATATTATCAGATTGAATTAGAACATTTTTTCCCTGTATTGGTTCACCATCAAAAGTTCCATCCATACCATCAGAGGTTAAATATATAGAACTATCATCAGATTGAGGACTACCATCATAAATTACACCATCTGTAGCGTCATCAGTACGAATTGATATAATTGGTTTTTGTTTATCATTAGAATGAAACATTATTGAGTTACCATATCGTCCCTCAAATAACATACAACCTGGTTTTAAAGTAAGTTGATTAGTATTTTTTCTTTCAAACCCATCTTCAAATTTAGTTACAATATTTGTAGCTGTAGAATTTTCGTTTGGTTGTCCTTTTGTGTTTATAATAGAAGAGTAATAAAACTGACCATCTTTTTTAATTAAGTTGACTCTTTCACCGACAACTGGTGTTGTTATAATATGTGGATTTTCTGGTTTAACATTTTCTACTCTAACATCACTATTAACAGTAACACCACTAACAGAACCACGATTGTAAGCTTGATTTAAAACAACTCTATCTACAATCATTGGTTCACTATCGTGATATTTTGTTTTAAATGCAGCTAACTTATCATTTATTTGTTGGTCTACTTCAGGCCCACGTAGTAAATTATTACCTAAAGGTTTAGGTGCTCTTACGTTAGGACTTGGTTCTTCGTAACCATTCCAATCACTCATTTAATTCTCCAGTGATGCTGATTCTATTTTATTATGTATTTTATCGGATTCAATTTGTATTTCAGAAATACTATCTTCAATACTACCAAGTAACTGATTCTTTTCTTCTTCAGATAAACCAAACTCATCCTCAGCTGAAGCTTTTTGTTCGGATGAAATAAGTCTTTGTACAATACCCGCCATCTTAACAAGTTGGTCATCGTTCTTAACATTAATTTCAAGATACTCTTTTATCATAGGAACTAATTGAACCGCGGTATCTCCATCTTTAATAAACGTAACAAGTTCTTTTGTTAAGATATCAAGTTGTTTTTTATTGTATTCTGTATTATCGTAAATATCTTTGAATAGTGAGGAAAGTGATTTTCCATCAAAGATTTCGTAGTCAATAGCCATAATATACCTAAATGTTATTATTCAATAATAAATATGTACTACTCTAAAAATAGTAATATATAAATATATATTGAATTAATTAATTTTAGTTACATTATAGTTATTTACAGAGGTTACTCGGTTACCAAAATTACTGAGTGACCTTTTTTTCTAACTAACGGGAGAAAACCAATGAAGGAAGTCGTAACAATGGTCAAAGGATATATCGATGATTTAGGTCATCTATTAATGTCCTTTGTAGCCATAGGTGCTTTATCTGAAGTAATCTTTGGGTCTGGTATCTTCGGCGTCAACGTTATAGGTAACCTCACATCCATCATTAATAAGTTCGGCGAGTCGGGTTTCGCTGGGCTTGTCGCCTTGTTGGTGTTGGTGGGTTTATTTCGTAAGTAGGACACGAAATAGCTTTGTACATCCTACAGTATAGGGCACTAAAAAAGGGAAGTTTATCTTCCCTTTTTTTGTTTATAGTGGAGCTGACTGGACTCGAACCAGCGACCTCTTCCGTGCAAGGGAAGCGTTCTCCCAACTGAACTACAGCCCCATAGCGGCGACGGATGGGAATCGAACCCACCTGTAGTATCTATAACTACACAACGGTTTTGAAGACCGAGAGGAGCACCAGCTACCCTGACGTCGCCATATCTTTTGACAAATCTATTAGATGTTCATCCTCATAAGTTTTAAGGATTCTTTTTACGAGCGGATGTCTGATACAATCGTCTCTGTCAAACTCCATGTGATTAACACCCTCAACGTTTTTTAATCTGAACCATACATCATAGAATCCGCTTTTCTCATAGTTTGTGACACCATTTGTTTTATACTTATCACATTGGCTCATGTCACCTTGTATTATCATCTTACAATTATCTGATATTCTTGTCATTAGTGTTTTAATCTGCATCGGTGATACGTTCTGTGCCTCATCAAGTATAACATAGCAATTTTCTAAGTTGACTCCACGTAAAAAGTTTAGTACGCTAATTTCAACTTTGTTATCAGCTAATAGTTTCGTGGCTTTGTCCTTACCAACAATCTTATCCAAGATAGTAAAAGTTGATTCGTTGTATTGTTGAATCTTCTTATCCAACTCGCCAGGGAGATAACCTAACTTATCCTCGTTACCAACATCTACTGTGGGATTGATTATGATTAATTTATCATAACCTGTTCCACGACGTAAGACATCTTGTAGCGCTTTATAAACTGAGATATAGGTTTTACCTGTA